TTGTCCGTTTTTGGCGCGGAACCCTGGCAACGGGACTGGTAATGGCCCGACCGTCCAAGGCTGTGCCGGAGCCGGCGTACCTGACCCGGCGTGGCCGGTTGCGCTCGCGCGGGGACGACATTCTGGCGCTGGCGCGGCTGCTGGGGATGCCGTTGTGGCCGTGGCAGCGTGCGGTGGCCGACGTGGCGACCGAACGCACCGCCCGGGACCGTTGGCGGTACCCGATCGTCACGGTCACGGTGCCCAGGCAGGCGGGGAAGACGACGCTGGTGGCGCTGGTGTGCATCGACCGGTGCCTGGCGGTGGCGGAGTCGCGGGTGTGGTACACGGCGCAGTCGCGGATGGACGCGGTGGACCGGTGGCGGGGAATCGTCAGGTTGTTGCGCCGCTCGTCGCTGGTGGAGTTGCCGGCGCGGACGACGGCGGAGGGGCCGTGGGATTACCGGGTGCGGAACACCACCGGGGAGGAGTCGGTGGAGTTCGCGAACGGGTCGCAGTTGCGGGTGTTCGCGCCGGCGCAGGACTCGCTGCACGGCAGCGTGACGGATCTGGTGGTGATCGACGAGGCGCGGTTCTTCGACGCGGTGCAGGGCCGGGGCCTGTTGGCGGCGGTGTTGCCGTCGCAGGCGACGCGGGACGGGCAGTTGTGGATCGTGTCGACGGCGGGCGGGCCGGAGTCGGTGTTCCTGGCTGAGGAGCTCGAGGCGGGGCGCCGGTCGGTGGGGGTGGCGCGGTCGCGGCGGGCGCACGCGGAGTGGTCGATCGGGGCGGACGCCGGGCCGGACCTGTTGGAGGCGGTGTGGCGCTGTCACCCGTCGGCGGGGTTGCCGGGTGGGCCGCGGCGGGACGCGTTGGCGGTGGCGGCGGACTCGATGCCGGCGTGGCAGTTCGCGCATGAGTACGGGAACCGGTGGGCGACGGTGGAGGATCTGCGGCTGCTGCCGGAGCCGGAGTGGCGGGCCGCGACCGTGGCGGAGTTGGGTGGCGGGGCGCCGGTGTTCGGGGTGGACGTGGCGGTGGACCGGTCCGCGGCGGCGGTGGTCGCCGCGGTGGGCGGGACGGTGCAGCTGGTGGAGCAGCGGCCGCACGCGGACTGGGTGGCGCAACGGGTGCTGGACCTGGTCGCCCAGTGGGCGGCGCCGGCCGTGCTGGTCGACGCCGCGGGACCGGCCGGGTCGATCGCGGAGCAGCTGCGCCCGCACCTGGGGGACACCTTGGTCACCACCTCGTCGCGGGAGTTGGCGGCGGCGTGCGGCGCGTTCTACGACACGCTGATCGCCGGCCGGCTGGCGCACACCCCGTCCCCGATCCTGGATGACGCGGTCGCGGGGGCGGCGTGGCGGCACATCGGGCAGGTGCGGGTGTTCAACCGGGAGACGTCGGGCCCGGCGATGTTGGCGATGGTGTTGGCCTGGTGGGTGGACCAGCGGGTCGAACCGGCGGAGGAGTCGGCGATATGGGTGTGAGTCTGCGCCGGCTGTTCGGCATATCGGAGCGGGTGCGGGTGCTGACCGCGACGGACGGGCGGGACATCCTGCTCAACGACCCGGCCGGGTGGGAGGTGCAGCAGCCGTGGCTGTGGTGGGACGGCCCGGCCGGCGGGGACGGCACCGGGGGACCGTTCGGGAACCCGCCGCCCGGCGCGGACTACGGCGGCCGGTGGCTGGCGTCGGTGCCCGGTGTGTCGTTCTGCACGTCGCTGATCTCGTCGGCGATCGCGGGCATGCCGTGGCAGGTGTTCCGCGGCTGGGAGCAGCTGCCCACCCCGGCGTGGCTGACCGACCCGCAGAACACCCGCCCGGACGGGCGGCGGCTGGCGAGCGCGCCGGGATTGAACGACGTGAAGCTGTCGGCTGTCGAGTTCTACACCGAGTGGATCACCTCGGCGCTGTGGTGGGGTGACGGGTACATCTGGTCGCCGCTGCCGCCGAATGCCGACGGGTCGCTGCGGCCGCCGATGTGGATCCTGAACCCGAACCTGGTGAGCATCGACGGGGATCCGGACAACCGGCATTACTACGTCGAAGGGTTCGACGGTGAGCCGGTGCAGATCCCGGCCGAGCAGTTGATCCATCTGCGTGGTGAGCCGCCCTACTCGAAGGGGCACGGGCACGGGGTGCTGACCCGGCACCTCGCCGATCTCGGCCTGGCCGCGGAGGTGCGCCGCTACGCCTACGGGCAGTACCGCTCCGGTGTCCCCGCCGGCTACATCGAATCCAGCCAGCCGAACCTGACCAAGGACAAGGCTGCGGAGTTGCAGACCGCGTGGATGGCGCAGCACGGCGGGGCGCGCCGCATCGCGGTGCTGAACGCGACGACGAAGTTCGTGCCGCTGAACGTGACCCCGCTCGACGCGCAGCTCGACCTGGCCCGCACCTGGGCGCTGCGTGATATCGCGATGTCCTTCCACATCCCGCCGTTCAAGCTGGGCGTGCCCGGCGACACGTCCACCTACGCCAACGTGGAATCCCGCAACATCGACTACCGGGCGGACTCGCTGATGCCGTGGGTGCGGCGCATCGAGTCGTGCCTGGACGCGCAGTTCCCGCTCGGCACCGAGCTGCGGATCAACACCGACTCGATACTGCGCGCCGACATGGGCACCCGGTTCGGCGCGTACAACATCGGCATCCCGCTGGGCATCTACACCCGCGATGAGGCCCGCGCGAAGGAAGGGCTGCCGCCGCTCGGCGCGGTCGCCGATCCGCAGCTCCCCACTGACACCCCACCCTCGGACGGAACGCAGGTGACGCCATGACGAGCACCGATCTGGTGATGGAGATCCGCGGGGTCGACGAGGACGCGCGGACCGTGGTGGGCCGGGTCGCCCCCTACGACGAGACGACGTACCTGGTGCCGGACCCGTCCGGGGAGCGGATCGCGCGGGGCGCGTTCGGCAAGTCGATCCGGGAGCGGGAGACGAAGATCCCGCTGTTCGTCGGGCACGACCATAAGGGTGCTGCGATCGGCCTGTCGGTGCAGTGGTCCGACGACGACGCGGGCCTGGTCGGATCGTTCCGGATCAAACCCGGCCCGGCCGGTGACGAGACCCTCGCCGACGTCCGCGGCGGGTTCCTGCCCGCCATGTCGGTCGGGTTCAAACCGGTGGAGGTGCGCCGCGGCCGGGACGGTGCGGCGGTGGTGACGCAGGCGAAGCTGCTCGAGGTGTCGCTGGTCGGGGTCGGCGCTTACGACGGGGCGCAGGTGCTCGCGACCCGCAGCGCGGAACACCTCGCCGCGCTGCTGGAACCGTTCACGAACCCGCCGACGGTCGACCTGACCCCGTTCGACACGCCGTGGGCCCGCTGATCGTGGACAGCGCCGCGGCCCGCGGCCTAGTCTGACCGCGTCAACCGCGGCCGCCGACCGGCCGCCGCCGGCAGGACATTCGCGGCACTTGCGCTTGCGCGGCCGCCGCGCAGACCGGCGGCACTTGGGCACCGGCACTTGCGATCCGTATCGCGTGCCATCGTCCAAGGGAGCACCCCATGTCCATCGCCTATCTGCAACGGCTGCAATCCGAACGGGACACCCTCACCCAGCTCGCCACCTCCCTCGCCGACACCGCCGCCCGCGAGGACCGCGACGTCACCGACACCGAGCAGGCGTCGCTGACGCAGTGGCAGTCACGCTGCGGCGAGATCGACAAGCAGCTGGCCGTGTTCAACGACCAGCTCGCCTCGCAGCGCGCCTACGCGCAGCTGCGCACCGACCTGGCCGACGCCGAGCAGGATCCGGAGCCGCGGCAGCTCGAGCGGCGCACCGCGAACCTGCCGGCGACCCGCGAGTGGGGGCAGGTGTTCATCGAGTCGGCGGAGTTCCGCGCCTACGGCGGCCGCGGCACGATGGAAGCCGTCACCCTGCCCGGCATCTACGAACGCGCCCCGATCGACAGCGGCGGTATCGGCGGGCTGCCGACGCTGCCGCAGACCGTCACCGTCGCCGGGCCGGCGTTCCCGACCCCGCTGCTCGCCGCGTGCGGGCACATGGGCACCAACAGCAACGTGGTGCAGTGGCTCAAGGACGACTCGCCCGCCCCGCCGGCCGGGGTCGTGCCGGAGGGAACCCCGAAGCCGGAAGCGGACATCACGCTGGACACCGAGACCGGCACGCTGCAGACCTACGCGCATTGGAAGGGCATCACCCGCCAAGCCCTGTCGAACCTGCCGCTGATCCAGTCGATCGTCACCAACAAGCTGCGGCAGGGCATCTACACCAAGATCGAGTCGGACATCGCGGCGCTGCTCGCCGCCGGCACGTTCGACACCGTCACCTACGGCGGCACCGGCGCGTCCGCGAACGTCACGTTCCTCGGCGCGATCCGGCAGGCCATCGCCGAGGTCCAGGTGAACGGGTTCCCGAACGCGAACACGGTGCTGCTCAACCCGGCCGACTGGGCCGCGCTCGACGTGGCCGTGATGATGGAATCCGTCGACGGGCCCGTCCGCATGGGCCAGTTCTGGGGTTTGCGCCCGGTGCCGGTGGCCGAGATCCCGGCCGGCACCGCCTACGTCGGCGACACGCAGAACGCGGTCACCGTGTTCGAGCAGGGTTCGGCGTCGACGTTCATGTCCGACAGCCACAACGACAACTTCATCCGCAACGTGCTGGTGATCCTGGCCGAGACGATGGCGCTGCCGCTGGTCACGCAGGCGGCGGCGCTGGCCAAGGTCGCCGCCGGCACCGCCACCGCGGCAGCCTCGGGCGGCGGGGGCAAGTAACCCGATGCCCACCTCGGTCGACCGGTTGAAGACGCACCTCGGCTTGACGCCGGGGCGCCCGGTCGACGACGCCGCCCTGGCCGACGCGGTCGACGCCGCGAACGACCTCATCGCCCAGCTGCGGGCGGACCTGCCGCAGCTGGTCGACCAGGCGGGGCAGCCGGTGGACCCGGCCACGATCGTGTGGCCGCCCCGTTGCGACGAGGCGGCCACACTGCAAGCGGCGCGCCTGTACGGGCGGCGCGGCTCCGTGCAAGGCGTCGCCGCGTTCGCCGACGCCGGCGTGTCCCTGCTCGCCCGGCTCGACCCGGACGTGCGGGTGCTTCTCGAGCTCGGCGAATACCAGCGATCGGCATTCGCCTAGATGAGCATCACCGACCAGATGCAGACGATCGCGGACAAGCTGGCCGCGCAAGGGGTGGACGCCACCTGCGACCCGCGGTCGGCGACCCCGCCGTGCCTGCTCGTCGAATACCCGAACCTGCGTTTCGACGTCGGTTGCGGCGCGACCGGCGAATGGTCCGTGGTCGCGCTCGCCCCCGGCACCGCGAACCTGGACGCGGTCGACACGTTGCAACCGTTGCTCGCCGCCGCGGCGGCGGTGCTGCCCGTGGAACGGGCCGACAAGGTGCAGTACCTGCTCTCGCCGGACAACCCGCCGAACCCTGCCTACCGGCTCACCTTCACGATGGGAGTGGACATCTAATGGCGGCCGGTGAAGTTCGCGACGGTGCCGTCATGCGTCGAGTGGCAGGAGCGGCACCGCGGCGAGTACCGGTCCATGTCCAGGCTGTACATCTGCCCGGTGTCGCTGACCAGCGGCGCCGGGTCGGTCCCGTCGTAGGACCACTGCGCCGCGGCCGCGGCGCAGTCGACACACGCATACGCGGACGCTCTGCCACGGGCACGGTAGATCCGCTGGTGCGCCGCCACGTAGCGCACCTCGGACTTCGGCTGGCCACCCACCCTGAGCACGGTCGCCGGGTCACCGTGCTTACGCCACCGGGTGTAGTGCTTCTTGCAGAACCCCTTGCAGTAGAAGATCCGGTCGCAGCCGTCAATGCTGCACAGCATGGTGGGCCGTCGACCGCTGCGCTTGTCCACGGTGGGGTCGCCATGCTTGACCCATCGCAGGTAGTGGCGCGAACACCAGCCCCGGCTGTTCAGCCGAGGCTGGTCGCAGCCGTCGACGTCGCACGTCCCGGCCCACTCAGAATTGGGTCGGCGCAGAACCGCGGCAGGGTCGCCGTGCCGCGCGATCCGCGCGATATGCATCGAACACATCCGGTGCCGTGGCTTCGGCGCCTTGTCGCAACCGTCAACCACACATACCTGAGGGGATGAACCCATGATCACCGAGTCACGCGTCAACGAAGGCACCTTGACCTTCGGGACGGCGACGGGAGGCGACACCACGTTCGCCTGTCAAGCAACAAATGTCCACGTTACCCCCAGTTACGACGACGACGGCGACAACCTCACCACACTTTGTGGCGATACCTTACCACCCGGGAAGAAGGAAACCTACGTCATCGGCGGCACGTCCATCCAGGACTTCGACGACCCGGCCGGGTTTCTCGCCTACTGCTACGACAACGCGATGCAGACGGTGGACTTCACCTGGGAACCGAACGCAGTCGGGGCGCCGACCTGGGCGGGTCAGTGTGTGATCGTCGCGTTGGAGGAAGGCGGAGACGTCAACACCCGGCTCACCACCGACTGGGAGTTCGACATCGTCGGGCGGCCGACCCGCACCCCGGGCACTGCCGGCGCGGCGGCGCA